GGCGATGTTCTCGAAGTAGCGGCCGAGGTTCTTTTTGTCTCCTCTGTCAGGCGTCGCAGTGACGCCTAACACTTTCGCGTGATCATGGAAATGACCGAGCGTGTTGAGGTAGCTGTCAGCGAGCGCGTGATGCGCTTCATCGACGACCACGAGGCCGAAGTGATCCCGCGGCCATCGCTCACGACGTTTTTCACGCATGAGCGTCTGCACCGAGGCAACGACCACGGGCGCATCGAGCGACGCGCGATCGTCGCCCATCTCTACCTGGGCTTCGAGACCAGTAGAACTGCGCAGCTTGTCCACAGCTTGGGTGATGAGTTCCTCACGGTGAGCGAGGATCAACGTACGCCTAGGCTGGTAATCCTGAGCCAAGCGGCTGAACAGGATGGTCTTACCGCCACCGGTTGGCAGCACACCGAGCTGGCGGTCGAAGTCCTCAAATCCCTTGTGGATGTCCAACCGGGCTTTCATCTGATAGGCGCGGAGGCCCATTTTCTCAGAATGGTTCGTTGTCACTACGGCGTGCGGGTTGGGGTTTGGTTGCTGGTTTTGCGGCGGACTTCGGTGAGGCAGACTCGCCGGGCTTGTCAGGCAGCCACGCGGTGACCTTGTTGCGCTTCTTGCCGTTGTATTCCTCGACGCTGAGGCGGGCCTTGCCGGTACGACCGATCAGGTCGTCAGCGGTGATTTCGACGTCCTCTTCTGGTGAAACCACTTCACCAGTGGCGGCGCGGAAGCTGTCGATTTTCCAGAACGCATTCGGGATGAATACGAGGAAGTCGTAGAGGTAACTGCCGGGCGATGTCCGGAGCTTGAGTTCGATCATCTCGTGGCCGGTCTTGGAAACCGTCTCGATGGCGTCGATAACTTCGACTTGATAGTCGCCAGGATCAACAAAATCAGGGCGTTCGGCAGGAGTGGATGCAGTGTATGATGGCATAATGTTAGTTTGGTTTGGTTTTGGATTGTTTGAGGTAGGTGGAGGGTGCGGCGTGCTTCACCGCTTCTTCAGGGAATGGTTTTTCGCTGGGCATGCGCTGGCTCCACAGGTCGCGGAACTTGGCAGCTGATAGATTGCCGTAGGCATTGAGCACCGGGCCGAATCCGATGCGCTGGATGTGGTGGCCGACGGTTTCGCAATCGACGAACTCGCTGCCCTTGCGCGTGACGAGCTTCCAGCCAGGGACTTCGCCGCCGGTCTTGATGCGCTCGGTGGCAATCTTCTTGGCGCGGTCACGGAAGTCTTCGACTACAGCGCTGGCTGCGAGAAATCGTCCGAGCTTTTCGGGATCAGCGAGCACGGCATCGAAATCGAAATCGGGTTCCGTGATGGTCAGTGTCTCACCAACCATCGCTAGACGTGCCGGACAGGTATCCGCCTTGGCGCACCACGAGCAGTATTCGCAGGGATTCGGCTTCTTGGCCGGATCGTTGAACGCCTTGACGACCTGATCGACGATGGCGTGTGCCTCCTCATAGGTGAACTTGTGCGTCTCGATCTCCCGCTGGTCGCAGAACAACAGGTGCGCCGTCCACGACGAGGCAAAGTGCGCGCCCATGAGTCCCAGCGCATAGGCCGCCATCTGCTCGCGGTAGTTGCGGCGCGCCCCGGTCTTCAGATCGAAGTGTGTGAACTTCATCGGGACGATGGCGTCCGCTGTGCCGGTGAGATTGAGAATCTTCACGCGGCAGTCGTCCTCGCGGGCAAGCACCCGCTCGCGGCCGGACATCGCCCGCACCATCGAGACCGACCAGGCAACAGCGGCGATTTCGTCGGCGGTCAACTTGTTGGCGATCACGAAGCGGTCTTCGAGTCCAAGCAGTTCGGCTCGGAAGGCGTTATCGAGCAGAGTGCCGCGCTCGGCAGCGGGGCCGGCCACGGGATTGCTCTCGTAGCACGGACACACTGCCAGCTTGGGCAGGTTGGATGGACGAAGGGCGCTCACTGCGCCACCTCCTTCTGATTGGCGGCGGCCCACTCGTTGACGGCGGCGACGAAACGATCAGGCTCACTCAGCATCCGGGCGGCGTATGCCGGATCCAGGTTGTCGATGGATTCGAGCGAACCTTCCTGCGTGTAGCTGAGCTGGCCGCGAGCGACCAAGAAATCGACCACGTTGGCCATGTCGGCCTTGTGCTGGAACGCGGCAAAGACCCGGTCGGTCAACGAAGCTGCCGGTTCTGCTGGCTCCGGTTTGGCGGCGACCGTGCCTGGTGACTCCACTGCCGCACCGAATACCGGGGTCAAGGCATCAGCGGTGAACGGAAGTTTGTCCGGGAGACCATGGCGGTTTTTCGCGTCGTAGGCCGCCGTATGGGTCGCGAAGAGCACCCGCTCCTTGCCGCCGACTCCGCGCATCTTGCCGTTGTCCTTTTCAGCGATCTTGGTGACGTAGTTCGCAAAGAGGACCACGTCGGCCCATTCCTTGAGCAGCGGCGCGACCGACTTGCTCAGTTTCAACTCAAACCGGTCGTAGCTGCCCGCCTGATCCGGAGCCTCGAACTTCTTGACCGTGGCGTGGGCCAGGAAGACGACGTTCATGCCGCGTGCAAGCAGGGCATCGAGCGAGCTGAGGAACCGGGCAAACTCCTCGGTGAGAATGACCCAGCCTTTGCCGTAGCCAAAATCCTCGATGGAGTCCTTGTTGGACTTCCGGCACAGATGTTCGGCCAGGCGCTTTTCCAGCCAGTCGGCCGTGTCCACGACCAACGTCTTGAACGGATGATCCGCCTTCACGAGTTGCGCGACGGCAGCGGTGATTTCCTCCCAGGTCGTCACCGCATCAAAGCGGGCTACGTCGAGGTGGTGAGTGCCGCCCTCCGTATCGAGGAAGACGGGTTCTGGTGTCTGACCGGCGAGCGTCGATTTTCCGACGCCTTCGGGTCCGTAAATGACGACCTTCTGAGGCCGCGCGATTCTGCCCCGGCGGATGGCCAGGGGATTGGTGGATTTCGGTGTAGTTTGCATCTGGCGAATGCGGCGGGGTGTCAAATGACCGCCGTCGCTTCGCCTCTGTGTGAACGTTCACAGAGAGACCGGATTTTTTCACACATGCCGACCTCCACCCCCTAGAACCGTTGATGGTCAATGGTTTGGAGTCTCACCACGGGCGGCGCGGGGTGGTGTGAAATTTTCACACATGCCAGCCTCGGGGTGTGAAAACCGGATTTCTCCGTGAAAATTTTTGTGATTTATGGCGACATTTCCGATTGACGATTCGGGTCGAGTAAGCAAGTCTGCTTACATGCTTCACAAATCACTTGGAGAACGTCTGGCAGAGCTTCGTCACGAAGCGGGTCTGTCGTTGCGTGAACTGGGTGAAAAGGTTGGCGCATCTGCCCCGCACGTCCGCGATGTGGAGATCGGAAACCGCCAACCATCCGAAGCTCTGGTCGAGAAAATGGCCGCCGCCCTGGGGACCGATCTCGACGACCTGCTCAAGTATTCCACACGTCCGCCATCGAGGCAGATGGAGGAACTCATCGAGCAAGACACCCAATACCGCCTCGCCTTTCGCAACTTCGTCGATGCGGTGCGAGAGAAGAACATCCCGCCGTCCGAGATTCTGGATCTCACGGAGAACCTGCCAAACAAAAAAGATGAACCATGAGCAATGTTAAAAATGCGGCCGGCCCATTTTGTCGGCGACTTTATCTCCAAGAAAACCGTATCGAGGACGCCTGCCGCACGGCGCTCTCCGCAGTCGATCTCATGCCTTCATCACCGGGTCCCATTCGCATCGAACGCTTCATCTTCCTGCATTTCGGTATCGAAGAGGAATTCGAGTCTCTGCCCGAAAACATCATGGGCTGCGCTAAGTTCACGAGGCAGGGCCTTAAGCGCATCATCATCAACCGCGAACTCGCGGAGCAGGACGACATGGTGAGCAAGTTCCGGGTGCGCTCGACCTTAGCGCACGAGGCCGGCCACGGGTTGTTTCACACCGATCTTTTTGTTGAGAAGCTCAACGTCGAATCCGCCGGGCAGTTGTTCGGCAAGGAAGCAGGAATTTTCGATAGTGTCACCAAGGACGGTTTCCTGTGCCGCGCCGAGTTAGGAATGCAGAGCGTGCCCAAGTTCGAGTGGTGGGAATACCAAGCGAATTTGGCCATGGCAGCGCTCCTGCTCCCCAAGCATCTGCTGATCGAAGCCGCCCGCGCCGAGCTGCCGCGTGTACTGTCCGGACCGGGATCCTTCGAGGACCGGGTGGCAGATGCGGAACACCAACTTTCCACGCTCTTCACCGTAAGTCGCAGGATGATTTCCATCCGGCTTGGCCCATGGTGGAACGAACAATCACACCAACCCTCACTTTTCTAACCCATCTCATAATGTAGCAATGAGCAACCCTGCGTTCAGACGATTCGGCAATCCCGGTTTCCTACGGAAAATCAAGCCCAAGAACCTCATGTGTCTCTTGCGCAAGTTCGCCGCATTTTTTGAATCCAAGGGAATCGAGCTCAGCGGCGAGGAGCTCAGTGCTGACGAACTTGAGCAGTTATCGGCGATTATCGTCTCACCGCCCACCCATTGTCCGGGCGATTTCCTCGCTGCGGTGGACTTGCTTGAAATGCTCACCTCGGGACCCGGGATCGACGAACTGCGAGTGGTGGTGCCTGACCTCGTCAAAAAGGTTCAAGAAAAGGGCGACACGGTTGGCGACATCGTTCTGAAAGTCTGGATCCTCGACTCGAATGCGATTCAGCGCATCTACACCAAGTTCAGCCTCAAACGGAACCGGACGATGAAGTCTTTTCGTCCTGAGATCATGCAACAATCCAGCGAACTGAACTGGCACGTCTGCGTCGCCATTGCCAAGGAACTGGAATTCGATTGCTCTGACCTCTTCGACATTCCGATCTGTGAGGTGATGGCCTTCCCTGAGGCTGCAGGCTACGCGTTACTCATTCGCCATGGCGAACGGGTCAAGAGGGTCGAGGTCTTCGATGATGACCACCGCCGCGACGTGAAGGCGCTCCGACCCGTGAAGCATGATGTCGGATTTTTCGACACCCACACTGGCGAACTGCTGGTTTCCGGCCGCAGCGATGAGGTGAAAAACACCTATCGCCAGGTCTTTTCTAAGCACCTTTACGGCGACATTAACATCCTTCAGCCATCACGGCGCTTTACCTTGAACCCACTTCGCAGCGGTAGGGATTGCCTGATCCGTCCCGAGCTGGAAACGGTGGCCGCGTCGCGTCTGCGCAAGCTGACCTTGCGACGGAAGGGCACGACCAGCATCACCACGCATCAATCTCACGACGTCTATCAGGAGCTTGAATTGCGAGGCCACGAATACATGAAGGATTTCGATCTCGTGAATGCCTCCTTCGCGATCCACCTCGCATGGGAGCGCCGGGTTCTCTCTCTCATGATTTCCCCGGAAGACGACAAAATCCAAGGTGACATCCACGACCCTAACGTCCGCATGTGGATGGACGCCTGCAAATTCATCCGATACCACGAGCATGATGCGCTTCTTGCAATGTCTTGACCAACTCGGCCGGCTCGGGGCGGTTCGAGCATCATGGAAGAAGGAACTTGGCGATGAGTTTGCCGAGTGCCAGTCGCTGTTGCGTGCCTCGGACGTGGCTTATTTCATCGAAGACCCGGAATGGCCGGGACAGATTCTTGAACTGGAGCCGCAACAGGACGGTAGTTTCCTTGGCTTCAGTCAGGAGATCCCCTCCCATCGTCCCCCGCTTCCGTTCAAACGTGAAGACTGCGTCCAGCTCGTTCCCAATCTGAAGGGGATCGCCGAGTTCCTTGGCAGGAGGTTGGGATTCACGTCTGCGGAGCAGCCGAAATGGAGTCAGGATGCCGTCCATGAGATCGGCTCGTTCGACATCCGGCCAGGCGAACCATTACCCGTCCATTTGTTCGTGCCCAACCTCAACCCCCGTGAGGCAACGATCAAATCGGCGATCTGTGATTTGGAGTCCTCGATTCTGCTTCTGCCCACTCGCGGCGGATTCACCCAGGAGGTGAGCACGCTCGCCGCGAAATACGACGTTCGGATCATCGTTCTCAATTTTCCCAAAGGACTCGAAAAGCTGTCCATCGCTCCCGCTCGCAAGAAAATCCGGCGTAAGGAAATGAAATCCTTGCCGCCGATGTTCACGCCAAAGGCAGACTGGAGATGGAAAGATCTAGTGATCTCCATCGAGCTCGAAGGCTTGCGCTGCCGGATTCACGGAGAGGCCCGCATTCGGCCGTGGGCGGACATGAACATCAGGCTGAGGCACGGCAGGCACCCGACCCGGTTACTCCAGATCCTCGGCGACCTTGGTAGGGGCAACCGACTCTCCCAACGACGCAGTGACGTCAGCGACCGCAAAGCGATTTCGGATGTCCGCATTTTCCTCAAGTCCTACGTAATGAATCTATCTGACGACCCGTTCCACGAGTTCGAAGATGGATGGGGAATTAAGTTCACAGTCAACGACCGGATTGGCCGCTGCCAGGTAAAGAACATCGAAGATGATGAAATGGACATGGATAACAATAATGACTCGCCATTTATCTATCAGGATGATATTGATCCGTCTGAAATAGCAGGATACTCTTTCCTTCAAACATAAAAACATCTATCTATAACTAACAAAAATTTATATAATTCATATTTCTTACTAGAATCATCACGAATCCTTTGGCTGTGTGCGTATTTTTCTTGCACTATGGGGCCGAAAAGTGGAAATTCCGAAAACATAAAAATAAATTCAACTCCAACCTCTGACCATCTACACTCTTTCAAATGGGCTTTTTCTACCGCAAATCCGTCAACTTTGGGCCGTTCCGGGTCAACCTGAGTAAATCGGGGGTCGGCTATTCGGTCGGAGGTCGTGGATTCCGCGTTGGTAAAAGCGCGCGTGGTCGTAGCTACACCAGCTTTGGCGTTCCCGGCTCAGGCGTGGGGTACCGAGGCAGCGGTTGCCTGATCCTACTTACTAGCATCCCTGCCTCGCTTGCATTCACTCACTGGATCGTCACCTCTCTATCATGAACCTCACCTGGAAACGCACCCTCCGCACCCCATCATCCGAGCGCTTTCTCGCCATTTATCAAGGTCAGGACGCGGCCGCCGTAGACCTTCATTATCTAGCGAATGGCAACATCGCAGGAACTGTCATCATTCTGAAAAATTCCGGCATCAAGGACGAAGACATCCCCACAATGCTCAGCGCCCTCGACGACGAGTTCCTGCCTGATGTGGACCTTGAGCACGGAAACCTCTGCTACACCGTCGTCCGCGGCGAGGTGCAGGGGAACTGGGAGGCAAGCCCTAACATAATTTAATCATGGTCACTCAAACTCAACTCCCTCCACCCACACGAGGCGACATCGTCCACGTCCGTTCGCGTTCCCACATTGTCGAGTCTGTGGAGTGGGCTCCCTACGGCACCACTGTCGAATTGGCGTGCCTTGAAGATTCCGCCCAAGGCGAGCTTTCTACGATCCTCTGGGAGGCGGAGCTCTCCCCCAAAATAATCACCGAGCAGGCTTGGGACTCGATTGGCAGAAACGGCTTCGATTCCCGCGAGTATTTCTCCTCTTTCTTCAACACCCTCCGCTGGCACTGCGTCACCGCCACCGATCCGAACCTCTTCCAGTCACCATTCCGAGCCGGCATCAAACTCGATGCCTACCAGCTTGAACCCCTCCGCAAGGCGCTCCGACTTCCCCGCGTCAATCTCTTCATCGCCGACGACGTCGGTCTTGGGAAAACCATCGAGGCAGGCCTGATCGCCTCCGAACTACTTCTTCGGAAGCGGATTCAGAGCGTCGTGGTCTCGTGCCCGCCCTCCATGCTCTACCAGTGGAAGTCGGAACTCGACAGCCGGTTTGGTCTGACTTTTGAAATCCTTGACCGCGAATACATCGAGCGCGTCCGCCAGCAACAAGGCTTCGGGGTGAACCCGTGGACCACGTTCCCGAACTTCCTCGTCTCTCATCGTCTCCTTATTGATGACACCTACGCCGAGCCCCTGCGTCAGTGGCTTGGGGCCTTCCGGCCACATTCGCTACTGATTCTCGACGAGGCCCACCACGCCGCACCTGCTAGTTCCTCGAAATACGCCATCGACTCCCGGATCACCAAGGCGATCCGCGATCTTTCTCAGCGCTTCGAGCATCGGCTCTTCCTCAGTGCCACCCCGCACAACGGCCACTCGAATAGCTTCTCCGCACTTCTCAACATCCTCGACCCCCAGCGCTTCATTCAGGGCGTCCCCGTCGCCAAGGCGAACCTCAACGACGTCATGGTCCGCAGGCTCAAGAGCGACATCCGCCTCATTGCTGGCGGCTTCCCCGAGCGCATGGTCGAGCAGATCGATATTGATGGCCTCCCAGCCGATGCCCCCGAGCTTGTTCTCTGCGAAATGATGGACCGCTACCAGGCCCTGCGCGTCGAGCAGGTCAAAGGCGAGAAAATCCATATCCGGAATCGCTCTCTCATCGTCTTCTCCCACCTCCAGCAGCGACTTCTTTCCAGCCCCGAAGCCTTCGCTCGCACCATCACCAAACACGCCGAAGGAGCCGAACGACGCTTCAACCCCAAGGCGAAGCTCCAGCTCATCGCCCACGGTGTGGACCCGGACTCCGAGGAAGCCAGTCTCGACGAGGATGCCCAGGAAGCCCTGCTCGCCAAGGAACTCGCCAAGGCCGACCCGATCGAAACCCTCAACGCCGAGGCCACCGCGCTCCTTCATGAAATGGTGCAAATCGCCAACGATGCCCGCCACCTTCCAGACTCCAAGACCCTGAAGCTCCTCCAGTGGATCTCTGCGCACCAGTGCCCGGGTATCGCCTATGACGGTCACTCCGCCGCAGAGGGAGCCGAGTGGACCAACACCCGCGTCATCATTTTCACCGAGTGGGACGCCAGCCTCACCTACCTGCGGAATCAGCTTACCCATGCCATCGCAGGCACCGATCAAGCCCACGACCGCATCGAGATCTACCGCGGGTCCACCGGCTCCGACCAACGGGAAGCCATCAAAGCCGCCTTCAATGCCGACCCCGCCACCAACCCAGTCCGCATCCTTCTGGCCACCGATGCCGCCCGGGAAGGTCTCAACCTCCAGGCCCACTGCCACAATCTCTTCCACTACGATGTCCCGTGGAACCCCGGCCGCCTGGAGCAGCGAAATGGCCGCATCGACCGTAAACTCCAACCCGCTCCCAAGGTCTTCTGCCACTACTTCTTCTACAAGCAGCGCCCGCAAGACCGCGTCCTCAAGGCCCTCATACGCAAAACCGCCACCATCGAGGACGAACTCGGCAGCCTCTCCCAAGTTCTCGAAAAACGCCTCACCTCCAAACTCGAATTCGGCATCGCCGCCGACCAGATCGACGCCCTTGCCGCCAGCATCGAGTCCGACAGACTCCCCGAGGAACAGCAAATCGCCAGCGAAGAACTGGAATCCGTTCGCGAGCGCAAGGAGGCCCTCCAAGCACAGGTGCAGCTTTTGGAAAACCGCATCACCCAGGCGAAGCGCTGGATCAACTACTCCCACGGGGCATTCGAACAAGCGCTCTCCACTTCGCTGAAGATCGCCCACTACTCGCCGCTCACCCCCATCGGTGCCGACGACACCGACGCCGGTGCCCTCTACCATTTCCCCAACCTCGAAACCGGCCAAGGCCTCGACCCCACTTGGGGACCCACCCTCGACAGCCTCCGCCAGCCACCCGCCAACGGGAAACGCGACCACCGCTGGCGCATGGAATCCCAGATCCGCCCAGTCCGTTTTACCCCGCCAGACACCATCGATGACACCAGCGTTCAACTTCACCTCGGCCACCGCATCGCCAAGCGCCTGCTGTCACGCTTCCTCTCCCAGGGCTTTATCCATCACGACATGTCCCGCGCCTGCCTCGGACAGTCCGATGACTCCGTACCTCGCGTCGTCCTGCTAGGTCGCCTCGGGCTTTTCGGAAAAGGTGCCACCCGCCTCCATGAGGAGATCATCACAATCACCGCACGTTGGGAGTCCCCTGAAAAACGCGGCGGCCCGCTCAAAGCCTACGCCCGAGATGCTGAGGCCCGCACCATGGAGATCCTGGAAAACTCCCTGCTCTCAAATCAATCCAGCCTTCCTGCCGAAGTGCAAAACCGCCTCCTTGCCTCCATCGAAGCCGACGTCTCCGCCCTTCGTCCGCTTCTAGCAGCCCGTTCCGAGGACTCCGAAAAAATCGCCCGCCAGAAACTCCAAGTGCGTGCCGAGGCGGAGGCCAATGCCATGACCACCCTACTCGATGATCAGAAAAAGCGGGTCGAGGCGAAACTAGCCAGCTACGCGGACCTCAATCAGCCCGAGCTTCCAGGCATGCCCGAAGATGAGAAGCGGCAACGTCTGGAAGAACGCAAAGCTCAAGAGCGATTCCTCTCCGACTACAAAACCCAAATCAGCGAAGAACCCGCCCGCATCCGCGACTTCTACAAGATCGAAGTTTCCCGCGTCGAGCCCATCGGTCTCGTTTACCTCTGGCCCTCTGTGAAATGAACAGTCTTAGAAACATTACCGAGTCAGATGTTGTCGCCGCCATCGACGCTGCGACGAATCGCGTTGTGTTTTTGGCCCCCGGCCTATCCACGCCTTTGGCTGAAGCCCTAGCCCGCGCATGGAACAGACTCAATCCCGACGATGTTTCTGTCATCATCGATACCGACCCCGAAGTGTGTCGTATGGGTTATGGCACCATCGAAGCCCTAAAGATCGCACAGAAGACGGCCTCCGAACGAGGTCAACTCATCGCGCATCAGCCGGGGATTCGCCTCTGTGTTCTGATCTCCGACCAAGACACCCTCATCTTCTCTCCCACCCCTAATTTAATCGAAGCCGGAACCCAGATCCCCGATCATCCGAACGGCATCGTCTTAAAATCCCCTCCCGAGGCCCTGACTCGTGATTTGGGTGTCGGACCAGACGCGTCTGCCACTCGGACCATCGGGCTGGCAAGAATCGACGACAAAAAAGTCGAGACCATCGAACTCGACCTCAAAGAAAATCCACCGCAGAAGTTCGACATCGCCCGCACTCAGCGGATCTTCAACGCCAAGCTGGAGTTCGTGGAGTTCGAACTCGAAGGGTGCTTCATCTCCCGCCACTGCGTGCAGATTCCGGCGGACTTGGTCGGCTTGGCCCAGAAGGATCCTGCCACCCGGAACAAGTTTCGCAGCACGTTTCGTCTCATCGAAAAGGACGACATCATTGATCCCAAAGCCAAGATGTCGGAAAAATCACTTCTCGAAGAACGAACCCGAATCACCCGAAAGTTTCTCGTCCCCCTCAAAGATCACGGAGTTGTGATTCTCCGTGCTAACAAGGAGAAATTTGAAGAGGAAATCGAAGGTTTGAAGTCCATGGTCAAGTCGTTTCAAGAGGCGCTCGAATCCAAACTCGACAAGATCTATGCGGACAATGCCAAGCGCCTAACCGAGGCGCTATTGGAATCGGTTGCCAAGGCTCCTCCGGAAAAGTGGACCAGCTTCCTTGGAGCACAGCCTAAAAAATCTGAAATCAAAGAGACTCTGAACAAAACGCTACTGGATTCCTTCGGTGATCCCAAACAACTCATCAAGGCAATGCAAGTCTCCGTGAAATTCAAAGGAGTCACCTATGAGTCTCTCACCGATCCCGATTTCCGGGAGAAGGCTGGAATGGCTTTCCCGAAACTCAAACTCCACGACGAGTACAACGCCGCTCGTGGCACCCAGACTGAACTTTTCTAAGATGTCCACCACCGACGACACCAAACGCTCCATCGAAGCGCACAAACGCTGGCTGGGTTACCTCCAGCCAGACGGTCTTGTCGTCTCAGCCGCCGCCTTGGTGGATAAGGGCCATTACTATCAGGAGGCCCAGCGCGAACGCCAACTTGAGTTCATCGACCACCTCCTTGACTTCCAGCAATACGACGAGGAAGAAGGCACGGTCGAAATTACCGACTTCAAGGCACTCGCCACCGACTTCCTCGGCCTGCCGGAACGCGAATGGGTGGATGCCGCCGATCTCGGTGATGCCTATCATATCGCACTCAAGGAAAGCCCCGAGGTGCTTTCACCCTCCGCAGCTCTCCGCTGGCCACGCGGCAAGGAAGTCGCCGAGGGCGAGCCCGCCTATCAGCTCCTCATCAAATACTACGATGGCGACCTCGATGCCGCATACGAGACCGCCACCAACACTTGGTCAACCAGCGCCACCCGCCGTCTCGAACGCCTCTTGCGTGAAACCGGCATCCCCATCGGACTGCTAGTCTCACGCAAGCAGTTGCGTATCGTCTCCGCTCCCGTCGGGGAAAACGCCGGCCACCTCACTTTCGGATTTGCCGACATGGTTAGCACCATGGGTCGCCCCATCCTCGGGGCCTTCGATCTCCTGCTCAATGCGGAGATGCTCTTCCTTGGCGAGGAAAGCCACCAGCTCCCCGCACTGCTCAGGCACAGCCGGGACATGCAGGCCAATGTCTCCATCGAGCTCGCCCGCCAAGTGCTCGATGGCCTATACGATCTCGTCCGCGGCACCCAGGCCGCCAATGCCCGCACCGAGGGGAAACTCCTCCAGCACCTGCTCGCCACCAATCCCAACCGCATCTACGAGGGCCAGCTTACTGTCCTCATGCGTCTCGTCTTCCTGCTCTTCGCCGAAGACCGCGGACTCATGCCAAACAGTGCCCTCTACAATGGCCACTACTCGCTCCACTCGCTTTACGAACGCCTGCGTCAGGACCACGCCCTGCACCACGATACCATGGATGCCCGCTACGGCGCATGGGCGCAGCTCCTCGCCCTCTTCCGCCTCGTCTTCCACGGCCACCGCCACAAGGACCTAAGCCTGCCGCCCCGCTACGGCTACCTCTTCGATCCCGACCGCTTCCCTTTCCTCGAAGGCCGCATCGAATCTTCTTCCGATCAACAATCAACAATCGAAAACCCCCAATCGGAAATTCCTCTCATCCCCGACGGCACCATCTTCCGCCTTCTCCAAGGCCTGCTCTTCCTCAAGGGCGAGCGCATCTCCTACCGCACCCTCGATGTCGAGCAGATCGGCTCCGTCTATGAGACCATGATGGGATTTGCCCTCGCCCGTGCCGAGGGACAGACCATCGCCATCCGCCCCCAGAAAGCCCACGGCGCTGCTGTCTATCTTAACCTCGATCAACTTCTCAACCTCCGGGGAAACGACCGCCATAATACCTTCACCGTGGAAACCGGCCGTAAACTCACCGGCACCCGCCTCGCCGACTTCAACGCCGCTACCACCACCGACGCTCTGCTCGCCGCCTTCCAAGGCCCCAGCGCCAATTCCGACCTCATTGCCCGCAACGCCACCCCGCACCTCGCCCAACTAGGCTCGCTTCTTCTCCAACCCACCGACGCCCGTCGCAAATCCGGCTCCCACTACACCGCGCGCAAGCTCACCGAACCTATTGTCAAAAAGGCGCTCGAACCTGTGCTCGCCAATCTCGGCGAAAACCCGTTCCCATCCCAGATTCTCGATCTCAAAATATGCGACCCCGCCGTCGGGTCTGGGGCATTCCTCGTGGAAGTCTGCCGTCAACTCGCCGAGGCCCTCGTGAGAGCCTGGGCCTTCCACGGTGGCAAACCTGTCATCCCACCCGATGAGGACGAGGTACTTCACGCCCGCCGTCTCGTCGCCCAGCGTTGCCTTTACGGCGTGGACCGCAACCCCATGGCCGCCGACCTCGCCAAGCTCTCCCTCTGGCTCGCCACCCTCGCCAAAGACCACCCGTTCACCTTCCTCGATCACGCTATTCGCTCCGGCGACTCCCTCGTCGGCCTTAGCAAAAAGCAGATTCTCGCCTTCCACTGGGATCTCACCCACTCCTCCGCCAAACAACGTGTCTTCGGCCAGGATGTTTTGGAAAAGAAGATCAAGGCAGCCCTCGCATACCGTCAGGAAATCCTCAACGCCGGCGACCTCGTCCTGCCCGAGCTGAAAGCCGCACAACTCAATCTTGCCGAACAGGAAATCGACAAGGTGCGCCGGGCTGGGGATCTGGCGGTGTTAGGATATTTCGCGGGATCAAAAGCAAAGGAACGTCAAGAGGCGCGAGATCGTTTACTTGAACGTTGGTTAATAGCGACAGACCAATCTGGGACGGAGGCAAGCATTCGTGAAGGAATCGCCCTCAAAGCCGAGATTCATCAAGCGCGCACCGACGATCAGACGGTGTATCCCTTTCATTGGGAGGTTGAGTTTCCGGAAGTTTTTGAGCGTCAAAACCCTGGATTCGACGTTTTCGTCGGGAATCCACCATATCTTGGAGGCACTAAAATTAGCCATTATCAGGGACAAGCCTACTTATATTTTCTTGTCGAAAACACAGCCCAATCAAGTGGCAACGCTGATCTCGCCGCATTCTTTTTACGCCGAGCGGCTCACCTTACCCGAGTTAATGGGACTTTCGGTCTATTAACAACAAGCTCACTTAAAGCAGGGGATAGCGCACGGTGCGGAATTTTCTACCTAGAAGGCACAGGCTTTGATCTTTTTCAGTCTCAACCAGGCTCCTGGGCCGGAGAGGGCGCAGCTGTAGCGGTGGTTCAGATTCACGGAATTCATAAATCTTTAATTCTTTCAGAACCCGAACTCCCTAAGCAACTCAAATCAAATGACGCACTCTGCGCCCGCGGATGCGATGTGTTCGGCGCAGGATTCGTTCTTGAAACTGAGGAATTTGATTCGTGGCGGATTGACCATCCGGAATCCACGTCAGTGATTAGGCGATATACGACGGGTTCCGATTTCAATGATTCACCGACACATTCAGCATCTCGATACATCATTGACTTCGGTGATTTACCAATAGACAAGGCACAGCAATTTACGGCTGCCTTTCAGCGGGTAGAAGCACTCGTAAAGCCAGCAAGAGCAAAGGTGGCGCAAAAGGATCGCCGAGAACTATGGTGGCTATACGCAACTAGGGCACCGAGTGTTCGAGCCTTTATGAAAGAGCACGATCGTATACTTGCGGTCTCTCAAATTGCAAATCATGTAACAATCTCCTTTGCACCTTCAGGAACTGTTTTCTCAAACACCATCTTGCTTTTCTTAGCTGACAGCTTTGCTTGGCTATCGATCTTACAAAGTCGGATTCACTATGAGTGGGTATCTCGTTGGGGGGGGACTATGGGACTAGCCTTGCGATATACGTCTACGAGCTGTTTCGAAACTTTCCCTTTTCCGCCAAATCACGAATCCAACGTCCGACTGGAACAAACCGGCCGCTCCTATTACGAATACCGCGCCGAGCTGATGGTGCGGGATAACGAAGGGCTGACCAAGACCTACAACCGCTTCCACGACCCCGGCGAGACATCGCCCGACATCCACAAGTTGCGCGAGCTGCACGCCGCCATGGATCGCGCCGTCCTCGACGCCTACGGCTGGACTGACGTTCCCACCGATTGCGAGTTCATCCCCGACTTCACCGAGGAGGACGACGACGGCAACGAGATTCCCAAAAACATCCGCTACCGCTGGCCCGACGAAGTCCGCGACGACGTCCTAGCCCGCCTCCTAGCCCTCAATGCCGAACGCCACGCCG